AATGCCCGCTTTGGCAGCCGTATATAGACCGTAGTATATAACTCTTAGCGTGTTTCCTAGGGTCGTCTTGGTTGGGTGTCCACTAAACGTTGTACCCTGGAGTACGAATTTGCCGACGTAACTCTTGTTCAGTGTGACGTGCAGATTAGCCACGTGATCTTTTAAAATGTCTAAAACTTCGTAGGCCAACCTGTTAGATATAGGGAACAGCTCCAAAAACTTCGGGAAGACAGAATCCATGAAACCGTCGTCAACTATCTTCATCAACTCTACATGTTGATTGGAGTCATGTGCAGATCCGTCCCAGGAAGTTCTAACCCAATCATCGACGACCTTATCTGAAAAGAAATCGTTGATCTTGTCTGCTAATTTTTTTGAGTTCATGGCGTGAATGAACTCCTTGTACCAATGTTTCGCGACAGCTATAAAATATTGCTGACACCACGCGACAAACATCATTCGATCCTCTGGATCCCAAATCAACCGAGCTCTTGCGCTGAAGACGTCGGGGCTTGTCGAATAATTAAATTCTCCGCTCTTAACCATTGCCGTGAAATTGGGGTGTCCATAACCCAAGAAATGTCCTACGTTCATAACCATGGTGATGTAGTCTTCATAACGTTTCTTCTTGTTTTCCGGCCAAGCTTTCTTGTCCGCGCACCAGTCTTTGGGACTTTGCACGACGAAATCTGGATACCCGAATAATTCTTTCCGTATCATCATGTCGTCTTTCACAAATCGAGCAAAATCAGATAGCGTATCCTGGGCGGGGGCATTGGTGCTAGCTAAATGCCGGTTGGTTATCGCGCAAACTAGGGTCGTGGCATGCTTATGGTCGAACGTGTAGGGCTCGACGATCTTGCACACATTATCAACTGGAGTGTATAATTCTGCTCCGCTTAAAGGGTAATCTTTTGGCACATATTCTCTTTGGTTGTTCAAATGTTCCAAACCGAATGTATTGATTATTTCTACAGGGTCGATGAGTTTAATGCCTTGAGGTGTGGCGAAGTGATGAAACGCTCGACTCCAATCTGTGTTGATTTCGGTGACACCGCATCGAACCAAATACCCGCCAACGTCGCCCGATTCTACATAATATTTCGGGTCTACGACAAAATCTTCGACGACATCATA